GTCTCAGCGATTGAGCAGCTTACGCAGAACGTCAACAAGACGGACTCTGCCGCGCGAATCTGGGAAGTGCTCCAAGCGTGGGAGATGCGCTTGTTTCGGCGCAATTACCAGTTTCTGAATGTGGGCTGGAAGGGTTGGGGCATGTTCGGCGGCTCATCTGGCGCCAACGGTGCGCAGAGTGTCATGGCGGCCGGCAACGCGATGAAACTGTTCTCGTGCAATGTCTTTGGCGCACGCCACAAGAAGATTACCGCGCTCCTTAGCCGGGTTGTGCCGGGTACGACCGTCGCCGCGGTGGACGACGAAGATCCGATGGACCAGGCCGCAAGCGAAGAGGCTGAGAAGTTCCTTGAAGTGTTTCTGCATCAGGCAAACCTCAAGGGAGTAGTCAAGAAGGCGGCTGGCTATTTCTGCACAGATGACCGCGTTGGCTTCCTGACGTTCACGGTGGCCGACCAGACGCGCTGGGGGACAGAACTTCCCAACAGAAAGCAGGAGACTTATGGAGCCCAGGAAGCGGACGGCGTTACGCCTGAGACCGAGATGCAGCCGAGCGAAGGCGATAGTGATTCCGCAATGGGTTCCGGGGATAGTCAAGACTCGTCCGAGGCTCCATCCCGCAGAGAAGTAACCTTTGTCGGCGGAAAGCTGGAGTGGAAAGTCCCGCTCATGGCCGACGAAGAGGAGGAGATGGGCTGGTGCCGCTATCAGCACGAAGTCTCCGTAAACAAGCTCAAGAGCCAGTATCCGTGGGTTCGCGACAAGATCGCTGCCGGCGGAAACGTGGGCGGCATGGACCAGATCGACCGGCTGGCGCGCATCAATGTGCGGCTGGCAGTCCAGGCGTCCAGTTCCAGCGGAGAGGCGTACAAGAACGACTCCACCGAGAGCGTGACCTTCTTTAAGCCGAGCGAGTACGAGGGCATCGAAGACGAGGAAATCCGCGAATTGTTCCTCGAAACCTTCCCTGATGGCCTAGAAGTCTGGCACGCAGGCGGAAACTTCGCATTCTGCCGCAATTCTCGCATGTCGAAGCATGTCAAGTTCGTGCATCCCGGACCCGGCGACGGGCAGAACCGCGAGGCGCTGCTCACGAACTATCTTCCACTGCAAAAGGTTCTCAATGCAAACATTTCGCTTGCTGATCGCTATTTCCGTTCTGCGGTTCCTCGTCGCTACGCACTTGAGCCGTATATCGACACGCAACTCCTGAATTCTCAATCGAATGACCCCGCGAAGGTGACGGCGGTCACTGGACTTGAGGATAAAGGTCTGAAAATCAGCGACATTACCGGCGTCGAGAGCGTGCCGGTTCCCAACGATTCGCTGCTGACCTTCATTCAGTGGCTCATCCAGGGCGGACCCGAGGCGATGGACGGCGGCTCGCCGGCGGCGTTCGGAGAGGCAGACGGTTCCGAAGACCAGGGCGTGTTCAAGACCACGCGGCTCAAGCGCGACCAGGCAATGCAGGTATGGTCGATGCCTTGGGGCGCGCTGTGCGAGGCAGTGTGCGCCATCTCCCAGCAAGCGGTTGAGTCTGCCGCGGCGAATCGCATTGCCGACTTCAGCGCATCGCTGCCGGGGCAGAAGAAACTAAAGATTGAACTGAGCAAGTTGCAGGGCAATGTCCTTGTGCAACCGGAATCGCTGGAAATCCCGCAGACGCTGGCCGAGCAAGAAGAAGAGATGACCGATCTTCTGACGCAGAGCAGCAATGTGGCGCTCTACCAGCAGATTATGATGGACCCGCGCAATCTGAGCGTGTTTTCCAAGTTCCCAAGCCTGAAGGAGTTGAACATCCCCAACGCTGACCAGGTGGAAGCGCAGCAAGGCGAGTTCGAGATTCTGATGCGCTCCGGCCCGGTGCCGAATCCACAGTTGGAGCCATTACAACAGCAGAGTGCCGCCATCGCGCAGCAGATTACGGAAGGCCAGACCCATCCCGAGGCGCAGACGCCAGAGGGCCAGCAGGCAATGCAGGCGCTCCAGCAAGCAGCACAGCAACTACAACAGCAGATGCAGGCCATGCCGCCGCAAGTCTCGACCGTGCCAATCGCGCAGGACAACAGCGAGAATCATATGATCCACGCGGCGATCACGCTTGGCATGTTGACCTCTCCGACCGGGCGCAAGCTCAAGCATGGCAACGAGGACCAGCAGGCCATCTGGCAGAACCTGAAACTACACTGGCAGGAGCACATGAACATGCTCAAGCAGTTGCAGCCGCCGAAGGAGATGGACTTCAAGGGGAGCGTGACGATTGACCCGTCGAAGTTCCCGCCGCAGGCTCAGAGCGAGATGTTTGAGGCGATGGGGCTTGAAGTTCCTCCGTATTCACTGCAACCCCAGGATGCAACGCACGAAATCACGACCGAAAAAGAGGGCGTGGACGCGAGCGGTACGCCGGTCAAACAGAAGGTTTCAGTGGTAGGAAAGCCGCTCAACTGAGCGACGGAAACGAGGAGACATGGCAGACGAAGGTGTAATGGAAGTTGAGCAAGTAGAATTTGACGCAGGGAATCAAGTTGAGCAACAGGACGGCGCGGAGCAGAACGAAGGCGGCGAAGGCCAGCGCACAGAGCAGGACGATCCCTACTCGTCCAAAGCCAGCCGCGAGTATTCGCAATGGCTGAAAAGCCTGCGCGACTCAGGCGACCCCCAGTCTGCCAAGTTTGCGCGCCTCGCCAAGGACAACCACGGCCAGATGTTCGCACTGCGCCAGCTTGAAAAGCAGGGGCTTGAGGGTGTGCGCGAGAAGTACGCCATCCTCGATTCCGTCATCCACTCGGACCCGGAGCGCGGCGAACTGCATGGCGCAGAGGCAATCGCGGCGTTGCAGGACAGCGTGCGCGAGATGGCCGAAGTGGATGAGCTGCTGGCCGCTGGCGATCCCAAGGCGCTCGAAGCGCTGGGCGAGGACTTCAACGAGGGGCTGGCAAAGCTTGCGCCGTCTATCCTTGACCGCGTGCGTGACTCCGACCCGGAAGCCTACGCGGCCGCCGTGCTCCCGCATTTCGTCCAGGCGCTGGCATCGAGCGAACTGGTATCGAACTTCAATGGGCTTGTGGATGTGCTGAACCAAGCGCCCCCGCAATGGCTCACCGCCGAGCAGAAAACTGCATGGGCGGCCGACCAGCAACAGAAAGTGATCGCGCTGGCCGGCAACATGGGCAAGTGGCTGAACGCGCAGGCAGCAAACGCAGCCAAGCTAGCCAAGCCGGGCGAAGGAGGCGACAAGACGGCAACGCGCCGCACTGCCGGCAAGGACTCGCTTTCTGATCGGGAAGCGCAGTTCAATCAGCGAGAGCAGGAGGCGCATTGGAATACGAACATCGCGCCCAAGCTCGACCAGCACGCGTCCACAAAGTTCTCTGAGCTGTTCCGGCCCTACGCCAAGCGGCTAAACCTTGACGCGCCGACCGCAAATGCGCTCAAGATGGAGTTTTCGAAGCGCGTCGCGCAGACAGCTGCGAAAGATCCGGCCTATACGAGCCAGATCAAGCGCTATCGCGGGATGCGCAATCCCGACCCATCGACCGTGCTCAACTTCACCAAGGTCAACTTCGACAAGCACGCGCGAACAGTGATGGAATCGCTAGTCAATGAGCGCTACAAGCCGTTTCTGACCGGACGGCCACGCGCAGCCGAACCGGCGTCTACCGCAGGCCGCGGAGCGCCGCCACCGGCCAAGGGCGTGCAGATCGTGACGCAGAAGCCAGCCAATATCGACTACAAGCGCACGACTGTGGACATGATCCACGCGAGGACGTACTGGACCACGGACGGCAAGCGAGTGCAGGTGAGAGCATGATGCCAACCAGCGCATGGATTGTTTTGTGGGTGTTCATCATCGCGTTCGGAATTCCAGTAGCTGTTTTACTGTTATTTTTGGTCGTCATCTCTCTACTCCGGCAAGCTACCGCAATAGTCGGCCTATGGGACATATTGCGCAGTTACTGGAGAGAGCGAAAAACGGTCCGCGCTTGACAAGCTGAGGAATCAGCGGTTTAATCCAATTGAGCGCAATACCGGAGCGGATGACCTTAAAAAAGAGGAGTAATCTGCTCCGGGGCTCTAAAAAAGTGATTCCTGCCGGGAAGGCCGGTATATAAATCCCCGCGTAAGAGCGGCCCTTGAATCCACAGAATGAGACACATAGCAGGGCGAAAGCGCCTGACTTCATTTTGAGGGATTCTCCATGGCAGCCACAGAACTTGCAGTAGAAGCAATCGAACTCGAATCGTTTGTTGAGGAGATTCCTGACCTCCAAGCGCATTTCGACAAACTCCAGACGCGCCTTGAAAAGGGCGGAAAAAAGATTCAGTGCAGTTTCTCCACCAACCGCGGCGGCGTCCAGCGCGCTCCGTTCTGGGCCGGTACCCGCGTCCAGGGTGGCGCACCCATCCAGCAATTTGGCCTTGGCACCTCGGCTCCCATCGGAGGTGACAGTTCGTCCAGCCCCTACGTCCCCGCGTGGTCTCGCGGTTCGGGCTCGTCCTTCGTGTCCATGTGCGCCAGCCCCTTGCGCTTCGTCAACGTGTGCGAGCTTTCCAACCTTGCGAAGCAGGCGACGGACGGCAAAGAGCGCGGCCTGGTCAAGTTCTCCCGCGAGGAGATGGACAAGTCGCTCCTGGCATTCGACAACGGCGTCGAGGCGGTACTCAACCGCGACGGCTCTGGCACCATCGACCAGATCCCGACCACGGCGACCATCAACAACAATACCGGCGCCACCGGCCCGCAGAAGTCCAGCATTGTCGGCCTGAACACGGCTGCCAGTTTCGTGGACCAGCAGGTTGTGCAGGTGCTGAGCGGTATCGGCGGCACGAATCGCGGATCGTTCACCATCAGCTTTGTCGATCCCGTCACGCAGACCGTGTTCTCCGCTGGTGCGCTTCCCGCAGGCACCGCACTGGGCGACATTCTGGTGATTCAGGGCGCAACCGGCGCGGCTGGCTCCAGCGTGTACGGCAAGGATTACTGGATTCAGAATGGCAACGTCGGCACCAAGGGCGGCGTGGACATTTCGCAGTATCCTGGCCGTTTCAGCTCGCCCACCATCAACTTTGGCGGGTCCGGCACCATCGTCAACTCGACCGCGCAGCGTGTGCAGTCCATTCGGATGCGCGCCATGGGCGACGACTACGACAAGAACGAGAAGTGCTTCTGGTACGCCAATCCCGTGCAGGGCGTGGCGCTCAGCGGCAACTACTACAACCCCGGATACACCCGCATCGATGAGGGCGGCGACAAGGTGATCGATACCGCCAAGAAGTTCATGCAGGATACCTGGGCTGGCGATGAGATCGTGTGGTCCTCGACTGCCGAGCCGTCGCGCATGGACCGGATTGTGGCATCCGCGTTCACCTTCGGCGAGTTGTTCCCGACCCGTCTGCACGAATGGACGCCGGGCAACCCGATTGCTGCCGTGCCCGTCAATGACGGTACCGGAAGCACTTATTATGACAGCCAGATGTTCGCGTATGAAAGGGGGTTTAATCTGCTCTGTCCCGAGATGAAGCAGCAGTTCTTCCTCCAGGGCTTGCCGATCCCCGCAGACGCCTAACCTCTAACCGCGTGGCCGGCGCGTAATCCGGCCAACCGAGACATGAGACATGACCGACCAATTTCCACGCAAGCCGCTTCTTGACCGCATCATCGTGCGGGAGATTCCCATCGCTGAGTTTTACGAGCAGCCCCAGGGGATCGAGATTGACCTCGACAACTCGCACATCAAAGAGCGCAGTGACCGCGGCGTGGTTGTAGCCGTCGGCGATTGCGTCACGATGGGCGGGGTGATGCTTCCGATGCCCGTCGTGGTTGACGACGTGGTGTTTTTCGATGAATTTGCGCTGAGCGATCCGGTTTTCCTGAACCCAGCGCACAAGAACCGCAACGACCTGCCGAAATACTTCCAGATGCGCGTGTCCGACCTCAAGGGCATCGATGTAGCAAACCGTGCGCGGATGGTCGAGGAGTTTGAAGCGGCGCGCGCCAAAACGGCCGCAGAGGCGCAGGCCAACGGGATGCACGTTGTGGGCTCGGTGCAGTAATGCGCGAATGCCCTCCATGGTTCCAATCTGAACTGACGCGCGTCGGTGGCGTGAATCAGTACGGCGGACCTGTCTTCCGCCTTGTCTGGTCAGAGAATGAGCAGACGACTATCGGCGGCCAGTGGGCGCAGACCGGATATGTCGGCTACAAGCGCGCTCCGCTGATTCCCGGCGAACCTTGCTGGACGCTGCTGGTTTGGGAGCCTGCCGAGGTCGCCGGGGGCAGCTACGAGACCTGGCAGCGCGATTTCCGCGACGAGGAGACAGGGCTTTTGGTATGCGGCGGCTTCCCGAAGTATGGCGCCTACCGCGTTCTGCAGAAGTTCATTCACCGCGAGATCGTGCAGCAGGCCAAAGAGCGGCACTTCATGGATGGCCCGCGTATCCGCACGGAAGTCGTCCAGACACAGAAGCTGCGCACATACCGAATGGAGCCATGCGGTTTCATGCTGGACGTGATGCTGCCCATGCTGATGGCGTGGCGGCGGCTCTCAAATGCGGCTAAGATAGCTGCGCTCCGGCAACAGGAGCAGATGCGCAAGGACGAATACACGAGGTCGCTCAAGAACTTGCGCGAAGATGTAAAACTGAGCCGCACGATGCGCGGTTCGCAACTGGTGCAGCGCCGGGCCGAGGTAATCGAGCGCGGAATGCGGCAGGCAATGGCGGCAGCGGCACAGTGGGGGCTTGGAATGGCCCTCACGGAATAGAGGAGACATGAAAGGTATCGATCTGGAATTCGCAACTGACCACATCTGGACAATGGAAGATCGTCCAGGGTTTATCGGACTCCGTCTGGATTGTGGAGATGCTGGCGTGATTTATTTCACCAAAGAACAGGCGATGTCTGTAATCGCCGCTTTTGCTTCGCATTTACTGCCGGAAAGCGCAGTAGTCAAATACGAGATTAAACCGAAGGAGTAACGAGACATGGGATCAGTAGCAGGAATTTCCACAGTCGGATTCGAGGATAAGCGCACCCAGGGCGCAATGAAGGGCGCGAATCCCGAGAACTTCAACGTCATCATCACCGGGCACATGATGCGCGAGCCCCGGCGCATGATCTACATCCACACCGTCGCCAAGCGCTCGACGCCGTTCCTGACGCGCACGCTGTTTCCCAAGCTGAAACTGGTTGCCTGCGAGGCCGGAGAGCGGTACGTGAGTTGCGCAGCCTTTGGCGACCCGATTCCCCAAGCCAGCCCCGACCAGGAGCGCGGCGGAACGCGCATTGACGAGCACGACGGATGGCGGGCAGCAATCGACCTGCTGAATCCGGCGAACCTGACCTATAACCCGTTCTCTGGCGATGCGAACCCGGATTTCTTCGCCAACCGCAATGGGCAGAATCTGATTGCGGAGGGTTTCTGGCCTTCGCTGCATGAAGTACCGCCCGAGGAAGAGATTCGCGCGGCCGAGCAGCGCAGAGACAAGCATTACCGCTATCTGACCCGCGAGGCAACACGCCTGGCGGCCATCTCGACCAAGGATCTGAACGAGTTCCTGCAATCCTATCCGGACACGCACATTGCAATGGACGCGCTCGGGATGCAGGCCCCCTGGCACACACTGAGCATCGTCACGGCAAGCTGTCCGAACTGCGGCGATCCGGTCAAGCAGGGAATCGCGTTCCACCAGTCCAGCGCGGGAATCTTGTGCATAATCGACCCAGCGCGGGCGCTCAAGGCTGGCGCGATCAACAGGGAGCGCTATACGGAACTGACGGACAAGGGAGAACAGCCCGAACTCGAGCAGGAGCCGGAAACGCCGGTACACCGCGGGCCGGGGCGCAGGGCTTAACAGGCTTCAGGGGAGCAAGGCTGCGAACAGATTGCGCCATGTCTCCGCGATTGACTTTGCAGCCTCCCCTGATGAAAGGCAATAAGCGGAGGAAGCTGGTACTGCCTACGCTCAAGCGGCGAAAAGGATTCATAAAGAATTCGCATCTATTCGCGGAAGGGTTGGTGTGCTATTCAAAATGTAATCGGAGGAAACTGCCGTTATCCCAACCTCCAGGGCATCACTGACCGTTTTCGCAGCCGCATCAACGACACTGCGAACAACACGACGGGCGCGGGCACCGGAACGGGAAACGAGGCGGGCCTCATCATGCCCAACTCGAACCCTGATCTGCTGGACTTCTTGGATTCGGCCATAACTGAGACATACTCCGATCTGCGTAATGTGGGCGATCCCGAGCTCATCATCGACAACTACATTTTGACGGGAATTCCTGCGCTGGCACAGCAAGATCCTGCGGTTCAGGTGGCGCTCGGCTACCAGGGTTACTTCGACGGCTTTCAGTGGCATCCTGAATGGACACTGCCCATCGGCGTATCGAAGATGCTGGCCATGTGGGAGCGCGTATCGGGAGGGAGCTGGGATTTTACGCCGATGCAACCGGCCCCGTTTGGCCTGCCTGGCGGCTTGCAGGGTGTTCGCATGGGCCAATGGGAGATGCGCGAGGGTATGATTTGGATGCGCGGCGCGATGCAGGCGACTGACCTGCGCTTGCGGGCGCGGATTACCTACCCGGTCCCGCTGAGTCCTGTCAACCTGAACTTCTCGACGGCCTATGTGCCGCTGCTCGACTCGAAAAACGCTATCGTCTCGAAGATTCTCATCCAGTACGCGGTGAGGTTTGCGCCGGAGCGCTACCAGATGTGCATCGCGGAAGAAGCGCGCATGATGGCGAAACTAAGGCTTGAAGTCGTACGCCAGATGCAGGCGCAGGAGAATGCGCGGGCTGCGTTCGGCGAAGAGGCCACCGCAGACTTTGGTATCGCTTGGGGTTGGTTGTAAAAGCGGGCGCATTTTATTCCGCTTTCTATTCCACTGGCGCGAGGAGCGCCCATAACCGCAACGCAGCGCTGAGGAGGCGCGCACAACATGGCAAATGCAACCGCAACATTGACCGTCAATCCCTGGCCGAAAGGTTTGGACCAAACGCAACTCCGCGCGATTGTCTACGGGATATGCGCCCTCCTGACTGGTGGAACCTACACCACCAACGGAATTCCTATCAACTGGGGAGCGATGCAGGACGGGAACTTCAACAACCTCCCTCCGTTTCAGGGAAACTGGGGTCCGCTTCAGACGCAACCACAGGACGCATGGTTCTACTCTGCGCTTGATGGCGCTTACCAGTACAACTTCGACAAAACCCACAACACATTGAGAATCAACAGCGGCGGGACGGAACTCGCAAATGGAGCGGCAATCACAGCCGATGCCATAAACTTCTGTGCGGAATTCCTCAAAAACGCATTCTAAGGGGCGAAGATGCACGGAACTTCACCACTTCCACCTGTTGTGCTCTCGGGGTACGGAGGCTTGGTCACATTGGCCAAGCCGGACTCCGTACCCGAGGGCGCCTCGCCGCGTACCTATGACGGCGATTACGAGGTTGGCGGCTGGAAGACGCGCGCCGGGCTCACAAACCGCTATGCGTTCGCGGAAGGGGTTTCGCTAGGGCCTGATCCGGGTGGTGCGGCAGTTGATACCCCGCTGGCGGCTGGCGGTACAGCCTGGGCCAATCCCGGCAATGCGCTGCTCAATACCGGCGTCTACGCGACGGCCACGATGACCGCGCCCACGGCCACCGTGATTGCCACGCAGGGATTCGTGAGTGGGACCACGAAAACCTTGGTGGTCTACTTTTCCTCTGATGTTTCCTCTTACGTGGGTGATGGGTTTGACTTCTCAGGCCTGACGGGCGCGACCTGGGTAAACGGTCAAACGCTGGCCGCCGCTGGCACATACGGAACGAACTCGGCAATGCAGTTCGATGTGTCCAGCATTGCGCCGTTTGTGACTGATACCGGAACCGTTCCGGATACTGGCAGCGCGTCGATTTCGGCAAGCACTGATGCGCTGGACATAACGCACTTCAATTTCTCTGTGCCGGCAACTTCCGCGCCGCGGGGATTTGGCTTGGCAATCACCGCCTATGCGTCCGAAGCCGCCACATTGAACGTACAGATGCTTGCAGGTGGTGTTCCACGTGGAACACCGGTTTCCGTTCCGCTGAATGTTGGCAGCCCAACCACCTTGACGCTGGGCGGCATAGCTGATCTGTTCGGCGGTGCATGGACTTATTCCGATCTGAATAATACTGAATTTGGAATCCGCATCACTGCCAACGGTCC